AGTTGGCAACTTTGGTGTATTTTATTGGTCTTTAATTGATGACAGCGAGAACGCAAACTGGCAAAATATCAACAATGCACAAACATCAGGTTGGGCATTGATTGATGACGAACAAACGCCGGGTTGGGCAGTTATTGATACAACCTGATAAGGATAAATTATGGCTCTTGTTTTAGCTGACCGTGTAAAAGAAACCACTACCACGACGGGTACGGGTACGGTGACGCTGCTTGGTGCTTCTACAGGCTACCAATCTTTTGCTGTAATTGGTAACGCCAACACAACGTATTATGTAATTGCGGGCCAGACTGGTAATGAATGGGAAGTAGGTATTGGTACGTATACTTCTGCCGGTACAACACTTGCACGAACTACGGTTCTTGCTAATAGCTCTGGAACGCAGCCTACAGCTTTAACATTTTCTGCTGGCACAAAAGATGTATTTGTAACGTACCCAGCTTCGTACAGTGTTAGTTCAACTAACGTTGGAACATCAGGTCAGATACTTACATCAAATGGTACAGGCGCATCGCCTACATTCCAAACATCCACTGCTGCGTCAAAATCATACGCGCAGGCTATGCGTATCTTGGCTCTTTAAGGAACAATTATGGCAGCAACCACAACTCAACTAGGCTTAGTTACCCCAACACAAGGTACTTTGTCTGGTACATGGGGCGACACCGTTAACAACGGTATTACAGAGTATGTCAATATTGCAATTGCAGGAACTTTGTCTTTTGCTGGTGACGGGGCAATCACACTGGCTAATACAACCGGCACAGGAAGCGCAAGCAACATTGGCTCTACGACTGCCCAGTACGCAGTTATCCGGATTACGGGTACGCAAACGGTAACCAAAGTTATTACAGGCCCAAGCTACAGCAAACTGTACATGGTGGATCACGCTGGTGCTACCAGCCCGGTAACGTTTAAAGCATCTGGTCAAACCGGCGTATCAATTGCGGTTGGCGAAAAAGCGTTTGTGTACTACAACGGTACAGACTACGTTAAAGTTGCTACTAGCACGGGTACAGGTTCCGTCACTTCCGTTGCGGGTACGGGCACGGTAAACGGCATTACCCTGACAGGCACAGTTACAAGTTCAGGCAGTTTGACCCTTGGTGGAGCTTTGACTGGGGTTAACTTAACTTCGCAAGTAACTGGAACCCTGCCTGTCGCCAACGGCGGTACGGGTACAGCCTCACCTGCTTTGGTACAAGGAACTAATGTGACTATTACTGGCACATGGCCTAACCAAACCATCAACTCGAGCGGAGTTACCGCTGGTAAATCCATCACTTTTGCATTAGTATTCGGCATATAAGGAGCTATCATGGCCAATCCAAATATCGTTAACGTCACGGCCATTTATGGCACTACAACGTACTACACCCCCACAGGTACAACTGCGGTTGTTCTTCTGACCAACGCTGCATCATCCGGTTTGGTCTACAAGATCAACAACATTGTGGCAGCTAATGTCACAGGCACAGCGGCTAATGCTACGGTGTCAATCTATACCAATGGTGCTGTTGCTCAAGGTTCTGCCCCATCAGGCGGCACGGCTTACCCAATTGCTTCGGCAATTTCAGTCCCGGCAAATGCTTCGCTGATTGTTGCTGACAAGACTACAGGTATTTACCTGATGGAAGGCACTTGCATTTCAATCACTTCAGGAACTGCAAGCGCAATTACGTACAGCATCAGCTACGAAAACATCTCTTAATAGGAGTCTGACATGAGCAGACGCTATAAAGGCGGAGTAATTTCCGCCACAGCACCTACAACATCTACCAGTGCGGCTACTGGAGTTTGGACGTTGACGCAACAAATGCAAGCAAAGGCCGCTAATGCTTGGCCCCCCCTTCCTCCGGGTCAACAGGCTTACACATCTGCGGGAACATACTCGTGGGTAGCGCCTGCGGGTGTAACTTCTGTTTCTGTAGTTGCTGTAGGCGGCGGTGGCGGTGGGTGGGTATATCAAGGCACAGGAGGAAGTGGTGCTGGTTTAGGGTATAAAAACAATTATTCAGTTACTCCCGGAACTTCTTACACGGTTGTTGTTGGTGCTGGCGGAACAGGCGGATATTTCTTTTACTTGTGCTCTTGTTATGTATGTTATGCCTGTGCCCCTTCTACTAGTGGTGGTGATTCTTATTTCGTCAATGCTTGCACTGTAAAAGGCGCAAAAGGCGTAGTCCCCGGTAGTAGCACATCAACTTCTACTGGAGGATCATATGTCGGTGATGGCGGTGGTAGCGGCGGTAATGGCCCCGGTCGCAGCCCGACACAAGGTGGCGGTGGCGGAGGCGGTGCTGGTGGATACGCAGGTAACGGTGGTGCAGGTGGTAGGCAAGCAATAAACAATTGCGGCAGTTGTGTAGAACCCGGTGCGGCTGGATCTGGCGGCGGTGGTGGTGGGGGCGCTGGTGGTGTACGAGTTGGTAACGCTTATTATGGTGGCGGTGGTGGTGGTGGTGTGGGTATTCTAGGCCAAGGCAGCAATGGAAGTGGCGGCAGTCTTTACGCCGGAGGCGGTGGTGCAGGATCAAGTGGAAGCAATGGTGGAAATGCAAGTTATACAGCTTCTACTCAGGGTGCTGGGGGCGCTTACGGCGGCGGAGGTGGAGGTGGAGTAGGTGCATATAACGTTGTATATTCTTTTTATGCCGGTGCTGGCGGTAGAGGCGCAGTTCGTATTATTTGGCCCGGCACGACGCGATCATTTCCATCAACTTGCACAGGTGACTTGTAAATGAACTTGTATATTGAAATTGAGAACGGCGTACCTAAAAACCACCCGGCTTTTGAAGATAATCTTTTGCAAGCGTTTGGTTCTATCCCAGAATACTGGGAGCCATTTACCCGTGTTGAGCGCCCTACACTTAGCGTGTACCAAATATTGGAAAGCCAAGAAGCTGTTTACACCAAAGTAAACGGCATTTGGACTGACGTATGGCTTGTGCGCGACATGACTGCGGAAGAAAAAACGGCAAAACAACAGGCCACTATTACTGCATCTGCCGAACGTGAGTACGGTACAAACTGGTCAGCATGGGTTTTAGATGAGGCTACTTGTAAAATGGTGCCCCCCATCCCTCGCCCAATCCGGATTGAAGGTGTAAATATTTTTTGGTGTGGTGCAGACAACAACTGGAAAGAAGCCCCTGCCCGGCCTGTTGACGGCAATCAATATAAGTTTGATTTTTTTGCTTGGCAATGGGTTCAGGTTGTAAACTAATTGCTCAACCAACAAGGATCTAATCATGGCTAAAACTACCACTAAAAAATCAAAAGAAAAAGTATGCAAAGCCGCTGAGTCAGTGGCTCAAGTTGTGCAGAACACGCAGCTTCAAGTTGCATACCACTTCCCATGCCCAATCTATTTAATTGAGCGCCCTGACTTTTTGGAGGTGGTTAACACTGTCTCTGAAGAAGCATTAGAAGTTGCGCGTAAAGAGCGTGACCTGAACGAAATCTATCCTGTGCATATGACGGGTAGTTATTTTGGCGACCCCCGCATGGCTGGGTTTACTGAGTTTGTTGGCGCAACTGCATGGAACATCCTCAATGAACAGGGGTATGTAATGGCAGACAAGGCAGTTTCTTTTTTGGAAATGTGGACTCAAGAGCACCATAAACATTCTGCAATGGCTCAACACGTTCATGGCTTTGGCTCACAGATCGTGGGTTTTTACTTTCTTGAAACACCAGAAGGCGGTTCTAACGTAGTGTTCCACGACCCCCGTTCAGGTAAAGTCCAAATTGATTTGCCAGAGCAAGACATAAACACGGCAACACCTGCCAGCAAGATGATTAACTTTACACCAAAGCCCGGCATGATGATATTTGCCAACTCTTGGTTAGCCCATTCATTTACACGCCATGCAGCAGAGCTTCCTATTAAGTTTGTGCACTTTAACTTAACTGTTCAACAAGCCCCAACAAGTTGTCCAGCGCCAGCAGAAGTTATATGAACACGTATCAGATTAGATTCAATAAAACCCGTGGCCAAGCTGGGCGTGGTTCAGTGGATCATGTCTGGCGCGTATTTGAAAACGGCAAAGAGTTTTTGTTTAAGAATCTTGACATCACCACCCCGGTTAAAAGCGAAAAAGACGCTAACGGGGTAGACTACAACATCACTTGCCAAGGCTATATGACAATTGATCGAGACACATCGACTGCTGTTATTGCGGCAAAGATCAAACAACTGGAAGCAGCATGAGCACACAATACCCCGGTGGTTTTATTACGAAGTCCCCTGTTGCGCCGACAAGCTCGGCAGCTTCAGGCATTTGGACAGTCGATCAGGCAATGCAGTATCAGAAAGCAGGAACATGGCCAAGCCCACCAATTTTTATTGAAGACTTGTTTAGTACGTATCTTTTTACAGGTAATGCGTTAGCATCTCAAACAATTACAAACAATATTGATGTGTCCGGAAAAGGTGGTTTGGTTTGGATAAAAAGCCGAAATGTAACCGGCTCTGATGGCAATTATTTACAAGATACCGCAAGGGGTGCCACAAGCACTTTAGTTAGTAACTCTACAGCAGCGGCAACAAGTGGAGTTCTTTCAAGCTTTACAAGTAGTGGATTTGTTCAAATTGCAGGTTGGGGCACATCAGACCTTTTGGCTTCATGGACATTTGCCAAACAACCAAAGTTTTTTGATATTGTGACTTATACGGGAAATAACTCAACTGGTGGACAAACTATTAACCACAATCTTGGCTCTATCCCCGGGTGCATAATTTATAAAGCAATATCAGGAACATCGGCAGTTACTGATTGGGAGGTCTACCATACATCGTTAGGTTCTGATGACGTTACTTTAAACACAACTAATGCCGCACAAGCAAATGGGTTTTGGAATACTACTCCAACTGCTACAACCTTTAAAACCGCTTTTGGCGTTGCTGGTAGAGATGTTACTAACGCCTCGGGAACAACTTATGTTGCTTACCTATTTGCATCTAACGCAGGAGGTTTCCCTGCTTCTGGTTCAGGTTCAACCAATGGTATTACGTGTGGATCATACACGGGTAACGGTTCTGCAACAGGGCCAACAATTACGCTTGGGTATGAGCCTCAGTGGATTTTGACAAAGAATGCCATAACTGCGGGGTATAACTGGAATATGTTTGACAACATGAGAGGACTTCCAGTTGGCTCTGGTGATTTAGCTTTGCAAGCAAACTTAGACAACGCTGAGTCTTCTGCGCTTAATTGGCTGGCTCCAACAGCTACAGGATTTAATGTTACGAATACCAACAGTCAAATTAACGGATCCGGCGACACCATCATTTACATAGCCATCCGCCGTGGCCCCATGAAAACGCCTACGGACGCAACCACTGTGTTTGCGCCTGTTGCACAAAACGCGGCTTCCAACGCAGTTGTCTCCACTAACTTCCCTGTTGATGTTGGAATAAATTTTAAAAGAGATGGCGGCGGGGGCGCTTATTGGCTAGATAGATTGCGTGGAGGCACGACAACATCAACAATTGCGTTGACCTCTGCAACAACTGCCGCCGAATATACAAACGCAAGTTACGGCATTGGTTTTGCCAACAACACGGCAATCATTGATAACTTTACGTTAGCGTTGATTGGTGCTGGCCCTTATGTATTTTGGAACTTCCGCCGTGCCCCCGGCTTCTTTGATGAGGTTTGCTCAACTGGAACTGGCGCAACAATGGCAATAAATCACAATTTAGGTGTTACACCAGAATTGATGATTACTAAAAGAAGAGATGTTACTGGGCAATGGTATGTTTACTCAGCAACAACTGGCGCAACTCAATATTTAAGATTACAAGGAACTTTTGCCAGCGGTACTGCTTCATCTGTTTGGAATGATACAGCTCCGACATCCACACAATTTACAATAGGAAATGGAATACAAAATTCTGCTGAAACTTTTGTAACATACTTATTTGCTACTTGTCCCGGTGTCTCAAAAGTAGGTACATATTCAGGTACGGGTGCAACACAAACAATTAACTGTGGGTTTTCTGGTGGTGCAAGGTTTGCCCTAATCAAACGCACAGACAGCACAGGCGACTGGTATGTTTGGGACACGGCCCGTGGCATGGTTTCTGGTACTGACCCATCATTGCTGCTAAATAGCACAGCGGCTGAAGTAAATGCAAATAGCGTTTACACAATAACAACCGGTTTTCAAATTGTCAGTACAGCCGCAGGCATCAACGCATCTGGCGGTACATACATCTTTCTCGCAATTGCATAAAGGAACATCATGGAAATTCGTTTACGTTCAACAGGTGAAGTTATGTATGAGGGTGAGTTCCGCACTCGCTTTGCTTCAAACTTACCATCAACCCCTTTGACACAAGAGTGGCTTGACTCTTACACAACCGACCCCGCAGGTGATATTGTGTTTGAAGGCCCACAAGCCACCACTGTCTACCCTTATGAATTCAGCTACCGCAGTGGTGTGGAGCAGGACGACCAAGGCCGTTGGTTTACCAAATACTCTGTTGGCCCTGTGTTTGCTGACCAACCTGCAACTGAGACTGAGCCTGCCAAAACTGCTGCTGAGCAGATGGTTGAGTACAAAGCCCGTATGGACGAAGAGCAAGCTAGACGCATTCGCGCAGACCGTAACACACGTTTAAACGACAGTGACTGGTCACAGCTTGCCGACAGCACCGCAGACAAAGCAGCATGGGCAACATACCGCCAAGCACTGCGTGACATCCCAACATCTGCGGGCTTTCCTTGGAACGTGACTTGGCCTGACGCCCCATAACTATGTATGCGCTGGCTCCTTCTGCTGTTACTGCTGTTGGGGCTAGTTGGAGCCGTAGCCAAGAATGGCTGTCATGTGCGCGAGTTCTATGGAATAGCCTACACCGTCCACGATCCAACGCAGCGGCACAAAGAAATGATGGCGTGGCTGGATCAGAACGCAGGGCATTGCAAGTCAACAGAATACGTGGTTATCTGGAACAATCTGTCCGAGTGGGCGGGTGCGGCAGATTCCACATGGCTACGTAACAAAGTTGTTCATGGATACAAAGATGCACTTGAGCGTGAAAAGAAATGATCCCGCCTTTGTACAAATGGTATCCAATGGTTCATCCGGGAGGAGAACCCAACCGAACAGATGCGCTTGAGCGTAGGGCTGAGAAGCTGACTGAGGACTACAAGCAGGCGCTGAAGATGAAGAAAATGGACATAAAAATTGACGCTCTTGAGTTTGAGTTGTATGTGAAGAAGGCGCAGCGCAACCAACTTAGCCTTGAGATTTTTACCAACCGGAAAATAGACATACTGGCATAACATGGTTACAAAGAAACCCCCAGCTAAGGTAGCTCCTGTTAAGCGGCGTACACCCAAGCCAAAA